TATCTTGCGGAGGATTCTTCCAGAAGTTCAACCAATATTTCTTTTCACTCTGGTTCATATTAGATTTCCAGAATATACATTCATGTTCTATGTCTTCTGAAAAATGTTCTGGTATTTCTTTACTAATCCAGTTACGATAAACTCCCTTGGGAGCAATAATGAAAGCAAAGTTTATTTTTTTACGTCTTGCCAACATAGTAATATTATCGAGTAAAACCTTTGATTTACCAGTGCCCATCTCCATAAACAAAGCAAAACTAGGTTTGTCCCAACCAAGTTCTAATGCTTTTATTTGATGTTTATATGGTTTTGTTTTAAATTGCTCTTGACTTATCATTCATAATACCTCATATTGTCCTATAATATATTGATAACAATTATGTTGTCAACCTAAACCTGAAGAGGAGATACTTGTTATGATAAACAAGAACTTACTATTAGAGGATGATATGTTTGCTGAATCAGCCTCGTTTGATAAAGTCGATCCAAAAGAAGGAAAGAGATTATCAAGTTTAGTTAATCAGCTGAACCAAGTAACAAAAGATATACAAGAGGCCGAGGACTTTTTAAAAAGTTTGAAGGCTAAAAAGCAAAATATATCTTTTGAGCAAATTCCAGAAGTTATGGATGAGATGGGTATAGACAGACTTGACGTAGATGGTGCAACTGTTTCGTTAAAGAGTTTTGTATCTGCATCAATACCTATGGATAAGAAGGACGAGGCTTATGCCTGGTTGAGAGAGAATGGTTATGACGATATCATTAAGAATGACATAACTTTATCTTTCGGTAGAGGTGAAGACAATGTTGCTAAAGATCTAATGGTGGATCTGGATCAAAAAGGTTTTCATCCCGAATCAAAGACACATATTCATTCTATGACCCTTAAAGCATTTGTAAGGGATATGGTTGAAAAGGGTGTTCCAATTGATTTGGATTTATTTGGTGCTTTTGTGGCACGAACAGCAGTTGTTAAAAGAAAATAAGGGAGGTAAATATGCCAGATAAAAAAGATATAACAACAAAGTCTAATACATCAGTTTCACCAATTATGGACGATATACTTGAGTCCGCAGGTGAGGGTATTAATTATGATACAAATGAATTACAAATTCCTTTTATCAGAGCTATACAAGCTTTATCACCACAGATTAAGAAGAGTGATCCTCAGTTTATTGAGGGTGCATCGCAAGGTGATTTATTTAATACTGTTACAGGCGAGTTCTGGGATGGTGAAAAAGGTATAGTAGTTATACCTTGCTACCAGGAAACAAAGTATCTTGAGTTTGTACCAAGAGATCAAGGCGGTGGCTTTGTGGGTGAGATAGAAGTGGATTCACCTGTTCTTAGTCAAACAACTAGAGACAGAAGTGTAGAGATACTTCCTAGTGGTAATCAGTTAGTTAAGTCTGATCAGCACTATTGTATGGTCTTGAATGACGATGGCAGTGCACAACCTGCTATCATTGATATGAAATCTTCTGCGTTAAAGGTAAGTCGTAGGTGGAAGACACAAATAGCAATGTTCAAGATCCAAGACAAAAAGGGAGAGTTCAAACAACCTGCTTTGTTTGCTACCAAGTGGCGAATAAAGACAGTTGAAGAGTCCAATGAACTAGGTACATGGTACAATCTCAATGTAGAGAAAGTCGATCTAGTGGATTCTAAGGCTTTGTTTGATGAAGCGAAAAGCTTTCGATCTTCAGTTATGAAGGGAGAGGCCAAGGCTGTTTCTGAAAATCAAGAAGACGCACCCTTTTAGGGTGTAGTGGAGTAGCAGTGTTTTCTCCATAGCACTGCTACTTTTTTTTCATGTCAGTAACACAGAAATTTTTTGACTTATTTGAAGGCTCTAATCTAGCACATGGTGAAACAACTGTGGGCAGTATGAGACGTAATGGTAAAGCTGAAGCAAAAAGCATTATCGTAAAAACACCTTTGTCTGTTGAAATGATAGAAGGTCATTTAAAAGGTGTTAAAGGTATTGGATCGATCCCAATAACCGATGGTAATGAATGCAAGTTTGGTGTCCTTGACATAGACACTTATAATGTTGACCACAAAGAGATTGCAAACAAGTGTAAAGGATTGAAGATACCTGCTGTTGTTTGTCGTTCAAAGTCTGGTGGTGCACATATATTTCTATTTATGAAAGATTGGGTTAACGCTGCAGAGTTTCGTGATCATATGTTCGAGATTGCTGCAGCATTAGGTTTTTCTGGTTGTGAGATATTTCCAAAACAAGACCAGATATTGGCAGATCGTGGTGATGTAGGTAATTTTATAAACCTACCTTACTTTGATAGCGATAAGACAGTTCGGTACGCAGTTGATGAAAAGGGTAAAGATTTAAGTTTGGAACAGTTTCTTGCACAAGCTGAAAAGAAAAAAACCACATTATATGATATCAACAAAATAGATTTTGGCACCAGAAGGGAGGAGTTCTCTGATGCTCCTCCTTGTTTGCAAGGGTTTCTAAACTTGGGTGTGCCACAAGGTTCAAGGAACACAGTTCTATTTAATGTATGCACATATTGTCAAAAGAAGGATAAGGACACCTGGCAGAAGATGTTTGAAGATATTAATCAAAAATACTCCTCTCCGCCTTTACCTGCTACAGAGATAGTTGCTTTACAGAAACAGCACGAAAAGAAAGAGTATCAGTATCAATGCAATGTTGAGCCGTTGAAAAGCCATTGTGACAAACAAGTATGCAAGACAAGGAAGTTTGGAGTAGGCAATGGTGATGCTGCACCTTCGATAGGAGGTCTTACAATATTGTTATCAGATCCAAGATTATTCTTTGTTGATGTAAATGGTAGAAGGCTTGAGATATCTACTAAGCAATTACAAATGCAACAGCATTTTCAAGAGGCTTGTATCGAGCAGTTAAATTATATGCCACCAATTATGAAGCCTAGTGATTGGCAGACATTGATAAATCGTCTTTTAGAAAAAGCTACAACTATTGAGGTACCAGAAGAATTAACAATGAAAGGTCAGTTTAAAGAATTATTGCAATTTTTTTGTACAAGTAGAATTAGAGCAAGATCTCCAGAGGAACTAAATATCGGTAAGCCGTGGACGGAAAACGATCTAACTTACTTTACAATTAAGGGATTACAAGAGTTTTTAAAACAACGTGGATTTACTAATTATACCAGGCCGCAACTTCAACAAAGGTTAAGAGATTTAAACAATGGAGATAATTGTCATGGTGTATATAAATTAAAAGATGATGAATCTGGAAAATGGTCAAACATACGAGTTTGGTGGGTTCCAGAGTTTCATGAAGAAGAAGTTGAATTACCAATAGAGGAGAGCAGTAATGAATCCGACATCCCATTCTAAAGAAGAGGAGCTTCTTACATTGACGGAGATAGTCGAATGGATAAAGGTTTCCGAGTCTACCATCTATAGATGGATGGACGAAGGTATCTTTCCACGACCATTGAAGTTAGGTGCAAAGAGTAAGCAGAGTCCTATGCGGTGGATACGAAAAGATGTGTCTGATTGGATTAAGACCAGACCACGGACAAAGTAATGTTAGAGAAGTTAATCTTTGGGCCACCAGGATGTGGCAAGACATATACGTTAATTAACGTGGTTCGTGATGCGTTGAAAAAGGGTACACCACCAGATAAGATAGGCTTTGTATCTTTCTCTCGCAAATCGGTAGAAGAAGCTAGAACAAGGGTTGCTGCAGAGCTCAATCTTACAGAAGAAGATACACCCTGGTTTAGAACTTTGCATTCTACAGGTTTTCAATGGTTAGGGTATAAGAAAGAACAAGTCATGTCTCGATACGACTTTGGTAATGTTGGTAATGAGGTTGGATTAATGTTTGACAACAGCACTGCTAGAAATAGTCAAGATGGTTTGATAAGCATGTCAGCTAGAGAAGGTAACAAGTATCTTGAAATTATACATAGATCAATTATGAGATGTGTGTCCTTAGAAGAACAATTTAATAATACAGAGGATTATACGTTACACTGGACGTTACTTAAAAAGCTTAAAGTCGTTTATGATAATTTTAAAAAAGAAAATGATAAAGTTGACTTTACGGATATGATTAAACAATTCGTAGATCAAGGTGATGCTCCCTCTCTTGATTTGTTGATTGTAGATGAAGCACAAGATTTAACTCCGCTGCAATGGAAACAAGTTGAGGTTATGAAACAAAATGCTAAAGATATTTGGTATGCGGGTGACGATGACCAATGTATACATAGATGGAATGGTGTGTCTGTTGAAAACTTTATAAATGCTTGTGACAATATTGAAGTATTGAAACAAAGTTATAGAATACCTAACTCTGTTCATTCTGTTGCTGACAAAATTGTGCAAAGGATATCATATAGACAGCCTAAAGATTGGAAACCTTTCCCTAGACAAGGAAGTGTTAATTATCATTTAAGTTTGTTTGATGTGGATATTGACCAAGGTTCGTGGACAATTATGGCTCGTACAAATAGAATTGTACAAAATGTTGCTGAATCTTTGCGTGATGATGGTTATCTTTATAGCTTGTACGGAGTGCCAAGTTTAAATCAAGATATGATTAAGAACATGAAGACTTGGGAACTGCTACAGAAGGGCAGTAAGTTACCTTTACAAATGATAAGGGATTTATATTCTGCACTTCCCAAAGTGGGAGATAAAGCAAAAGTTAAACGAGGTGTTTCTAAACAATTAGAGTTTTTAAGTTCTGATTTAATTTTAGGCTATGATGATTTGGTGCAAAACCACGGAATGATTGCACCTAAAGAAACATCTTCAAGAGATATGTTGAATGTGTCAAAAGATGATCGGTTTTATATGGATTCTCTAACTAGAAGAGGTGAAGACTTTGAGTCTCCAAGGATTGATATATCAACCATTCATGCTATGAAAGGTGGTGAGGATGACAATATCATACTCATGTCAGAGTCTTCTCGTGCTTGTGTCAAAAATGAAAACCAAGATGATGAGCACAGAGTTTTCTATACGGGTGTTACAAGAACAAAAGAAAACTTACACATAATCGAAACGGAATCAGAGAATAGGTATCAAATATGAAAAGAGAACAGATATTAGACAAAGCAAAAGTACTGATCAGTGGTGAGAGGGCAAAGGATTATGGTGATGCTTACCTTAACCATAAAAGGATAGCTGAACTCTGGAGTCCA